ATATTATTTGATAATGGCAAAAAGCTATCGGCTAATTCTTATTATATACCTGCACAAAATGGGTTATCTAGTGAGAATCAAACGTATTTTGGACAGTTTACTCATTTATCAGAAGTAAGCCCTACTACTGTAGATACAAGCGACTTAAATTTTGAATCATCACAATTAATAAATCCTGTAGGAAGTCCTTTTATACCTGTAAATAATTTATTCAATATATATTGGCAGCCTTACTATAATGAGTTGTATAATGCAGATACTAGAGTTATGACAATTAAAGTAAATCTAAGTCCTGCTGATATTAATACATTTCAGTTTAATGAAAAAGTAATGATAAAAAACAGATTATATAGAGTAAATAAAATTGATTACAAACCTAGAGATTTATCAACTGTAGAATTTATATTAATACCATAATGGAATACAAAAAAGGATTTAAAATAAAACCAAAATATGTTACAAGTATAGGTAACGTAATATTTACTGATGGTACAAATGATGTAGAGCCTAATCAACTAACTTGTGAGGCTTATGGATATACTTATAATGAAGCTACAGGAACTTGTACTGCTTTTGATTATAATACTAAAATAACTAATACATCAGATAATATTTATAATATAGTAAACGGAGAACTTAACACAACTAATATAGGAACTGAAAATACATCTATATTAGGTACAAATAATACATCTAGTGGTAATAATCTTAACGTATTCATTTCAGGTAAAAACCATTTAGTAGATAATGGGTTAAATGACTCTGCAATAATAGGGGGTTCATTTGCACAAGCTAGGAATCAGGGAGAAGTGGTTATGGGTGGTGGTGGTTTTGGTACTACCTTAAGTTTAGCACAAGTATCTTATATACAACAATCAGGAAATACAGAAGATGATACAGAAATTGCTTTATTAACTCAATATTTACCTACTACATATATACAAAAAGTAGCTAATTGTATTATGGGTTTTGAAGCTCATGTTATTGGAGTTAATACAGGTATAGGAGCTGGTACGGCAGGAGAATACGGCTATTTTAAACTTACAGGAGGAGTAGAATTTAGTAATGGATTAGCTTCTACTTATCATGTAGACGTTCATGCAGTAGTGCCACATGGGCATAGTGGATTAAATCTAACTGGTACTGTAAAGGATGTTACGGCTACATCTTTTAGTGTTCACGTATCAGGATTAGCAGAAACATATATACAATGGACTGCTGAAGTAAAATTATGGCAAAATAAAATAACACAAACGATATAATTATGGCAAAAGAAATAATTAATGCAGAAGTAAAAACAAACATAGGAGATGTAACAGAAAAGGCAAGTGAATTAGCTAATGAATTTAAAGTTATGGGTGTGTCTCTTAATGATGTAAAAAGAGGCTTTCAAACTATGGCAACAACAGCAGTAAAATCATTCTCTACTGTTAGGGGTGCGATTATGTCTACAGGTATTGGTGCTTTAGTTATTGCAGTAGGTTCATTATTTACATGGTTTAATAAAACAAAAGAAGGTGCTGAAGCTTTAGAGAGAGTTTTTGCAGGAGTAGGTGCAGCAGTTAATGTGATTATAGATAGAATATCAACTTTTGGTGGCGCTATTGTAAAATTATTTCAAGGAGATACTAAAGGTGCATTAGAAGATGTAAAAGCAACATTCAAAGATATAGGAACAGAAATAGTAAATGATACTAATGCTACAGTTGCTTTAAAACGAGCATACCAAGATTTAAGAGATAGCCAAAGAGATTTAAATGTAGAAACTGCAAAACAAAGAGCAGAAATAGAAAGATTAAAATTAATTGCAGAAGATTTAACTAAAGATGAAGAAGTAAGATTAAAGGCAGCACAAGATGCTTTTGACATAGAAAATAAATTATTAGATAAAAGAGTTGCTAATGCAGAAGAAGATTTAAGAATCCAAAGGGAACTAAATATAATGAGAGGTGGTAAAACTCAAGCAGAAGATTTAGATAAAGAAGCACAAGCGGAAATAAACCTTTTTAATATTAAACAAGAAAGTATTACTAAGCAAATAGAATTAAATAACAAGATAAATGGTATAAAAAGAGAAGCAGAAGCAAAAGAAATAGCAGCTTTAGAAGAATTAAAGAGATTAGACCAAGAAAGAATGGGTATTTTAACAGAAATGCCAAGATTAGCTGAAGAAAGTAATATGAAAATGTTTAAAGCAAATGATTCTTACTTTAAAGGTCTTGACCAAAAACGTAAAAATGATAAAAAATTAGATGAGGAGGTCGCAAAAGCTAAAATAAGCAATTTTTCAGCAATTATGGGTGCTATGAGTAATTTTGCATCAGAAAGTAAAGAACTTGCCGTAGCGAGTGCTATAATGAGTACTTTTGAGGGTGCTAATGCAGTGTTCACAGACAAAACTTTGCCTAGTGTAGCTAAATTCCCTATGGCAGCAGCCGTTATTATTAATGGACTAGCAAATGTTAAGAGAATACTACAAACAGATGTGCCTGGAGGTGGTGGTAATGTTGCTGCACCTGGAGATACAGGAACTCCTGCACCTGAAATGCTAAGTGGACAGTTTACTTTAGGAGGAGGACAAGAAGCACAACCTGTACAGGCTTATGTTGTTACTGATGATATGACAAATAACCAAAATAAACTAGCTAATATTAGAAGAAGGGCTACAATTTAAAAATCAAACGAATATTAATTAAATCTATTATATATTATGCCTTGTAAACAATGTGAAAACGGAAAATATAAGTGGGGAGATACTGGAGAATGTCAGTACGATACTATAGAAGAGTGTGAAATAGCTAATGCTAATAACTATAAAAAGCTAAAAAACACTAAAATAGTAGAATTAGTAGTATCTGATGATAGTGAAGAACTAACAATAGACGCTATTAGCTTAGTTACTAGCCCTGCAATAGAGCAGGATTTTGTTTTTTTCGGAAAAGAAAAGAATAATTTAACACTAGCTAAGATAGATGAGGAAAAAAGAATGCTAGTAAGCCCTGCTTTAATACCAAATAAACAAATATTTAGATATGACGCTAATACTGATTCGGATTATTATGTATATTTTTCGAAAGAAACAGTAAGACAGGCTAGTGAGTTATATTTAAAGCACAATAATCATCATAAAGCTACATATCAACACGAAGATAGAGTATCAGGTGTTTTAACAGTAGAAAGTTGGATTAAAGAAGGAGATATGGATAAGTCAAAATTATATGGCTTTGATTTACCTGATGGAACTTGGTTTGTTAAGATGAAAATAGAAAATGATGATATGTGGGTAAAAATTAAAGAAGGAGAACTTAAAGGATTAAGTATTGAAGGCTATTTTGTCAATAAATTTGAGAAAATGCAAAAGCAACCTACAAATGAAGAGATACTTTCTGCTTTAAATGAGATTTTACAAAATCAAACAAATAATAATTAATTCTATTATATAAAAAAAAGACAAATGGATTTAAAACAACAAATACTAGTAGCACTTGGTCTTGAAACTCAAGAAGAAAGTGTTAGCCTTGAATTTCAGGCAAAATTAGAAGATGGTACTATAATAGTTTCTACTGCTGACTCATTAGAAGCAGGAGTGGATGTATCAGTTCTTACTGAAGATGGAACAACTATGTTACTTCCTGTAGGTCAATATCGTACAGAAGATGGGCAAGGCTTCAGCGTTGAAGTTGAAGGCGTTGTTGCTGAATTATACGAAGATGAAGTAGAAGAAGAAGTTGCTGAAGAAGTAACTGAAGAGGCTTCTAAGGAAGAAATGAACGAAGATACTACAGAAGATACTATTGAAGAAGTTGAAGAAACTGAAGCAGTAGAATTTGACAAAGTAGCTTTAATGGATGAGGTTAAATCTATAGTTGTTGATTTAATGAGCAGTGTTAATACAGAGATTGAATCTTTAAAATCTGAAATAGCAGAGCTTAAGTCAGCAAATGAAGAATTATCTTCAGAAAAAGAAAAACTATCTGCACAAGTAGTAGAGTTATCAAATGAACCTGCTGCAAACCCTGTAGATATTAATAAGTTTAGTGCTTTAGGGAGAGAGTTATCATCTAACGATATTTCTAAAATGACTAAAAGAGAAAGAATATTATATAACTTAACTAAATAAATAAAAAAATGGCTTTTACAGTAACATCAAATTATTCAGGTAAAGCATTCGGACAATATATTTCGGCTGCTTTAAAAGAGGCAAAATCTTTAGAAGGATTAACTGTCTTAGAAAACGTGAAATATAAAGAAAATATAAGGAAAATGGCTGGGAGTTCTTTAGTAGCCGATGCGACGTGTGATTTCACTGATGCAGGTACTTTAGCACTTACAGAGAAAGTATTAACTCCTAAGAATCTACAAATTAATGTTGACCTTTGTAAAAAAACTTTACTATCAGGATGGGAGGCAGAAGAAATGAGAGCAGGGGCTTTCAATAGAAATGCACCTACTTTTGACCAGTATGTATTATCTTACTTTGGAGAAATTATTGCAGATGCAGTAGAAGGTTCTATTTGGCAAGGTGCTGATGCAACGGCAGGACAATTTGAAGGATTCCAAACTGCTACTACAGGTGCTTTTGCAGTAGATGGTACAGTTGTAGCTTCAACGGCTACGGCTGCTTATACAGAGGCAAACATTATAGAGAACCTACAAACTTTAGTAGCTGACATTCCTTCTAATGTATACGGAAGAGATGACTTAAGTATTTACATGAACTGGAAAACTTACAGATTCTACATTTCTGCAATTTCTACATTAGGATACTTAAATGCTTACAACATGACAGGAGACTACAAGCCTGTATTTGAAGGTATCAATATCCAACCATGTCCAGGTATGGCAGATAACGTAATGGTAGCTGCTGAAAAATCAAATCTTTTCTTCGGAACAGACTTGCTTTCAGATAATACAAACATCCGTACCCTAGATATGACTGACCTTGACGGCTCAGATAACTTAAGAGTAGTTGCTAAGTTCTCAGGTGGTGTTCAGGTTGGTGTTGGTTCTGATATTGTAAACCAATCATAATAACTGATTAAAAGGGAGTAGCTTCGGCTACTTCCTTAACTTTAAAAATAAATAATATGTCTTGTAATTTAACAAAAGGAAGAAATATAACTTGTAGAGATACAGTAGGTGGGATAAAGGCAATTTATTTCGCACAGTTTGATGAAGTTACTGCTTATGCTGAAGGTACAAGTACTGATGTAGGTTCGTTAGTAACATTTACAATGGGTGCTTCTGATGACATATATAAATACACTTTAAAGAGGGGTACTGCTTCTTGTACAGAAACTATTACAGGTTCTAGCGAGAATGGTACAGTATTTTATACTCCATCAGTTGAAATAATGCTACACAAATTAACAAAAGAAGACCAAAATCAAATTAAATTATTAGCTTCTAATAGATTAGTTATATTTTTGGAATTAAATGAAATAATAACTGCTACTGGTAATAATGTATTATTAGCTTTAGGATTAGAAAATGGTATGGAACTAAATGCAGGTACTAATGCAACTGGTGCTGCTTTTGGGGATATGAACGGTTATACATGGACTTTCGATGGTATGGAAAGAAACCCAATGTTAACTGTTGAAGATTATACTACTACTCCATTAGATAATGCAGGATTTACTTACCAAACAATAGTAACTTCTTAATCATTGTTTTTCATATTTCTTAAAGGGCTACTTCGGTAGCTCTTTTTTTTATCAAACAAAAACGACTTTTTTCTATTATATAGTATGATACATATACAATACGGACAACAAGGTAGGTTTTATGTAACAACAGAAGAGAAGAGAATAGATACAAGCGTACCAAGTTCTAAAATAAGATATTTGTTTAAGTTTACAAATAATATGTCTAAAAGTGTTGTATATGGCTATGGACAAAGCCAAACAGTAAATGATAGATACACATTAGTAGCTATGAATCATGGAACTAATGATGTTTATACAGGCACAGTAGATTTTACTCCAAATGGCTATTGGACTTATGAGATATACGAGGTTAGTTGGCAAGATGTTGCTACTTTGTCAGCAGGGTTTGCACCAGTAAATGAGAATGATGTACTAACACCACCAGCAGCAGATAAAGGTATAGTACAAGGGCTAGTAGAGAAAGGAAAATTATTAGTATCAGAAGCATCAGGAGAAGAAGAAGTACAATATACAGAGCATCCTGAACCAAGTGGTACAAATTACATATACGTTAGTTAATAATAAATAAAAAATTATGGTAATAGAAAATAATAACGAATTATTAAGAGAGCAGTTAGGAAAAGGTACTGTAGAAGTATTTACAACTACTGCACAAACAGGCAAAGATTATTATGCAGTTTATTTTGTTTTAGAAAGTGTAATATCTAGTATAACTGTAGCAGATTGTACAGGAGAGAGTAACTTAGTTACTACGATACCTGCTGGTACAACTCTTTTTATGAACGTTACGGCTATAACTCTTACGAGTGGATTAGCTATTGGATATGTAGAATAATATGTTAGCATTAGCAAACAAATTAAGTTTAACAACTCAACCTATTTACAAGTTTGTAAATAAGTATTCTATTGACTTTGATGGAGTAGATGACTGTATAGTTACTGATGGTGCAGATACTGTACTACAAAATACTACTTATTCTTTTTGGTGTAAAACAAGTGAATCAGGTTCTAATACTGTTTTTGGACATGGTGCTTTAACTGAAGGGAGTTTTAGTTTAAATTATTTATCAGATAAACCATTATTAGGTTTTAGTAGTAATACATATGTTTATTGGCAAGATGTTACTGCACAAGATGATGGGGAATGGCATCATTGGGTAGTATATGCAGATGCTACAACTATTGGTAATTGTAAACTTTATATAGATGGGGTTTTACAAACACAAACTAATGCAGTAAATATTACAGGATATGATGCTTACACAGAATCATTAACTATAGGTGGTAGTCAAGTTTCAGGTGGTTCTTATTTTAATGGACAGATAGATGAGTTTGCAGTTTACGATAGAGAACT